CCTCCAATATTTTTCTTTATTGTACTTGAAATTTGGAGGAAATGCAAAAAAACTTTTCCGGTTTATCCGGGTTAGGATTTCTCATGGAAAAGTACCTCCATTTCTTTATGCAGCATTTGCAAGGCACTGTGTATGTGATGCCACGCCGTACTTCGGCAGCGTCCGTATAGTTCCCCGATTTCCTGCTGTGTGTAATGTCCGAAAAAGTAAAGATAAATGATTTCCCTCTTTTTCTCCGGCAAGGCAGACAAGGCTTCGGCAAGCTCCCCGTTCGTAAGGATAACCCTCTGACCGCATATCATAACAGGGTATTGCTTACAGGGGTCTAAAAAATATTTATCTGTTGTGCTGAACGGGTAAAACTTTTCTTCGGTGAGGTATTCAAAAGATATTTCTCTTTGCCGCCGCTTATCTCTGTCACGCCATGCGTTGATAGCGGCATAGTGTATGACAACTCTGCAAAAGGCGTTAAATGTGTATTCGATATGCTCCTTGTATGCTTCTGTACAAGGCATGGTAATTCCCCCTTTCCTACTAAGTGGCAGTTAAGATTTTAATGATAGTAAGGGGCGGCAGCATTTTTTGCTATTTATCAATTCTTCGTAACAGAATACTACACATAACAGTAGCTAAAATAAAAATCAAGAGCAGTGGCAAAAGGCTTTCAAATTTAAAAGCATTTTCCGCCAGTAGTTTATATCCCCATGTAGCCGGAAATAGTTTTCCTATTGTTTCAAACGTTTTTGGAAGTAGTTCAATAGGAAACATAATTCCAGAAAGCATGGTTGACGGCAAAAAAACAATAATAGAAAACATAGAAGTTTTTGCCTGGTCTTTTACTGCCAAACCAATTATGCTGGCAATACTTAATGATACTGCAATAAAAACAGCGAGGCTGATGAAGTACATACCCGGATTTTTTGGTATTTCAGCGTTAAAAGCCAGTGGCGCAGCAATATATAAAATAATGCTCATGAGGAACAAATGAATATACGCTGAAATGTTTGTTAAAGCAAGACCTAATATTAACGGAACACCATTTGCTTTATAGACTTTTTTAATATCACTGCTGTAAATTTCAACAAGAGAGGGCGGCAGACCAATCAACGCCCCCATTGTCACACCAAATACAGTCATGGACTGAATAAGCGTATATCTCGCTTCCGGCATGACTGATGTAAATATACCGCCCATAATTACAAAGAACAAAAGAGGTACGATATAGCAGGTTATAAGTAATGTCTTACTCCTTATGTCTAACTTCCATTGTAAAGAAACTCCGTATAAAAAAGCTCCCATTGTTACTCCCCCTTTGCAATTTTTATAAAGTGCTGTTCCAGTGAACCACGGTCTATCTTAATATCTGTGATAGTTTCTCCTTTTTCCTTGTACTGCATGAGCAGCGAAAGTAGGGAATTTCCGATATTTTCCGATTCATAGTTTTCAGTCCTGTTTTCCGTTTGGATTGTGATATTATAATGCTTCCCGATTGTATCGCCCAGTTGCCCGACAGTCCCGATAAAGGCAATTTTGCCGCCGGAAAGAATAGCAATCCGGTCACACAAATTCTCAACTTCTGCCATATCATGGCTTGCTAATATGATTGTCTTTCCGATTGCTTTTAACTGACGGATTTGTTCATGTAAAGATATTTGCCCCTCAACGTCAAGTCCTGCTGTTGGTTCATCAAGAAACAAAATGTCGGGATTTCGTGTTAATGCAAGCGCCAGATGGAGCCGCCGCTTTTGCCCGGTTGATAATTGATAATAAGGCTTTTTTGAAAGTTCATAAATACCAAGAGCGTCAAGCGTTGCTCTGTCAAGAGAGGTCTTATTCCATTTAGCAAACAGCTTTACAGCTTCCAGTGCTTTAATGTATTTCGGCAAAGAAGCCGATTGTAATTGAATGCCCATGATTCCATTTATAGTAATGTTTCCGCTGTCATATTTTCTTAAACCCTCGATACATTCAAGCGACGTGGTTTTTCCAGCTCCATTCACGCCGAGCAGAGCAAAAATTTCTCCTTGTTGTACGCTAAAATCTAAACCATTCAGCACAATGTGAGTTCCATAACTCTTTGATAAATTGCTGATTTTTATAGCTTCATTCATTCTGTTTCCTCCTTAAATGGGTCAATGCCTAAACGGGAAAAATAAACACCTAATGCTTGTTCAACATATCCGTTCGCAATATCCTGGGCTACTTTCCATTTATGGTCTGCATTCTGAAACTGCCCTAATTCAATCAGTCTGGGAAGCATACTCATATCTCCGCCAGTGAAATCCATAATCATATCCCAATAGGCTTTTGCAAAATTCTGTGTCTCATCACTATCCGCAGGAATATTCGCATTTTGAAGTCTTATTGCTTCGTTTTGAAGCTGCATGAAAGTGTTCACAAATGCCGTTCCGCTATCTTTGTCAAAATGGCTGCGGATATGGTCAAGCGTTTGGTCGTCAAAATGTTTAATCAGCCAATAGAAATCGTTTTTCATTTGCAGATTAACAATAATATCCGCATATTTTTTGAAATCAACTGATTGCATTTGAAGGACTTCTTTCCGCAGCACCTCCAATTCTCTCAACGATTCAGACAGACTTTCTATTTTCCGTTTGACAGTGACTGCCTGCTCCATTAGAACATCAGCAATTTCATCTGGTGTATCAAGCAGAATCAGTCGATTTTTTATGTCGTCCAAAGAAAATCCCAAATGTTTGAGCGATAAAATCTGATGAAGTTTTACTATGTCTTTATCTGTATATAACCTACGCCCCCCTTCACTCATGGCAGAGGGGGAAAGCAAGCCCTCTCTGTCGTAATGTTGTAATGCCCGTACAGTAACGTCCATTTTTCTTGCAATTTCACCAACGGTCATATAACCTTGTGGTATCGCTTTATGTTTATCCATGTCACACCTCCTCGAATAGTATATCTCATTACGTTGCGTCACAAGCAAGTGCTTTTAAGAAGATTTAAGAAAAAATACGGAATAGTGGGCTGCTGGCGGTCTATCTGTTGTTTTCAGTTGCTTGCTTCTTTACCGTACATGAGCATTTGCGTAGGGGATCCCTCCAAAGCTGGTGGCCGGGGGAGCGTTCCCAGTGTCAATAAATTTCTGGGGCTGGTGCGGCAGAAGTATTGGTCAGCGCTGTTCCGCAACAAGGAATTTGTGGGCAGGCTTACCTCCAACCTGCGGAAGAAGTACATGGGCATGGTGGAGCAGATGGTGAAGTATGATTTCACCCTGTTCAACATCCAGAAGATTGCCGCGCAGATGAACGCCGAAATGAACCAGGGCGTGCAGGACACTATTGTGGCCTTATTCGATAAAATGACCCAGGAACACACCTGGTATCCAGAGATGGAAAAGAATATCCACTACTACAACGGCTGGAAAACCAACAAGGCCCATAAGCTGGGCATGAAGGTGATCCTGCCGATTTATGGGGTGTTTTCCTCATGGTCGCGCAAGGCTTTTGAGCTTTACGAGGCAGAGAAAACCATCTCCGATATTGAAAAAGTCTTTGATTACCTGGACGGAAATATGACAGCTCATGTTGATCTCCACGGCGTACTGCAAACCGCCTGCAACGAGGGGCAGACCAGGAACATTCCCTGCAAGTTCTTTGACGTGACCTTGTACAAAAAGGGCACCATGCACATCAAGTTCCGCAACCCGGAGTTGGTGGACAGGTTCAATATCTACTGCTGCAAGCACAAGGGCTGGCTGCCCCCCAGCTACGGCAAGGCACGGTACAGCAATATGCAGGCCACTGAAAAAGCCGTGGTAGATTCCTTTCACGGGGACGGCAAGGAGGGCTCCGGCGAGAAGGGGTATAACGTGGTGATGGCCCGGGCCGATTACTTTCTCAGTGAGCCGGTCAATGAGGTGCCGCTGCTGATGGCTGGGGCGTGAGGGGGTGCCGGTATGGATAACATCGTGAAACTGGAAAATTACCCGTCTCTGGCGGCGGAGAAAATCGCCGCCGAGCTGAAAGAATTCAAAGGAGGCAACAAGGAAAAAGCCATTTCCAAGTTTGCTGCCAAGGCCCTGACACATTTCTGCGAGGAATCCCCCGCTTTCGCCCAGGTGGTCTACAAAACCCGGCGCACCCTCTCTGACTGCTGTGCCGAAGTGATGAAGGGCACCGGCAATTATGTGTCGGACATCGACGTGTATCGGGGTATCGTGCGGGCCTACTTCCCCAACGCGGACGTGAAGTTCTTGATGAACATCGAAATCAACGGCGCGGCCCCCTCCGAGGAGGAGATGGCAAAGCTGCCTGAGAACCCGAAGCCCAAGCCAAAACCGGCCCCCAAAAAGCCGGCAGAAAAGGCGGCTCCCGCAAAGCCTGCCGCACCCAAGCCGCCGACAAAGGAAAAGCCCGCCCAGCCGGAAACAATCCAGCTGTCTTTGTTCTAAGGGGGTGGAGATGTGCTGATAAAAAAGATACTGGAAGCCCTGCCCCTTACCCCTGGGCCGAAGCCCCCGAAAAAGGTAGAGTTCAGCGCCGGGGCCGCCGTCCATCAGCACGCCCGCTGCGGGGAGGTGCTGGCAGTGGATGTGTACAACCGCAAGCTGGAACTGCTGTTCCGGTTCTATTCCGATGGTAAGAATTATATCACCCAGGTAGTGCGGGCGTTCAGTGATTTCACCCCAGGCTGGACAGAGCGCAGCCCCGTCGGCGGCGGGGCGTGGGCCTCGGCAAAGGAGATGGCCGCCAGCCCCGAAAGCGCCGCAGCGGCAGAGCAGGTATTGAAGCAAAGCGCCTCCTGGTGGGGCGAAACCTATAAGGTCAGTAACTCCATTGGCCATTTCATTTCCGGTATAGCCCGGGAACGCCGCTGGCGGGCAGAGGATAACAAGAACGCCCTTATGAAGCGCCACTTTGCCATGTTCCCGGACTATCCGAAAGATTTGGGCCGTTTCTGCGAGGGCCATGTGTTTCAAGAGTCTGTGCTGTATGTGTCCAAAATCGTGAAGGGCAAGCGGCAGGCTGTATGCCGGCACTGCGGGAAGTCGTTCAAGGTGGAGCGGGACATGAAGCCCGGCGGCTCCGGGGCATGCCCCAAGTGCGGGTGCCGGGTAAATTACCGGGCCCAGTGGGTCAAGGCGGAGGTCACCCATAAGGCGAAAATCTGCATTGCCTGCAAAGCGGAGGGGCAGCTGCTTTTGCGCTGGGTGGACGTGGAGCGAACCATCTACCCGGACAGGAAAAAGCCGGAATACCGCTTTTTGGACTACTTCAAGAAGCTGTCCCTGGTCAGCAGGGGCAAGCCCGCCGAGTATGCCTATGCCTGGTGCCAGGCCCCTTACCAGGGCTACGACTGGCGGCGGCAGCGCAACGGCTCGGAGTGTTACAGTGAAAGCTACGTGTACACGCCCAATCTGCGGGAGGTGTTCGGCAAGGAATATTATCATGTGGATTTGCAGGCGGGGCTTGAGGGTCTGCGCCGCCCCATCTCTTTCCGCCGCCTGCTGGACAACCTGAAAAATATCCCCCAGGCCGAGTACCTGATGAAAGCGGGCCTGCCGGTGCTGGCGGCAGGTAATCTGCCGGATACCGGCGCAAAAAACTTGTCGGGGCTGACCGGGCTGGGGAAACATTTTCTCCCCACTATGCAGGAGTGCCAAGCCAGCCTTCGGGAAATCCGGGCTGTTGCGGCCCAGCGGAACGCCATGCCCGAAGATTTACGCCAGCTCTGCGCCCTCCGGGTGGATGGGGAGAGTTTGGAGCTGTTGGAAGAGCTGACCCGTTACAGCCCCCTGGGGTGCGTCCTGCGCTACGTTCAAGCCCAGATGGCGCTATCCTCTGGCTGTTTGAAGCGCCGCAAATTGCCCTATTTCCTGCGGCTTTACCGGGATTACCTGCACATGGCCCAGGATTTGGAAAGCGACATGGGCCGTAGGGCCATCCTGGAGCCACGGGACTTGAAAGGGCGCCACGACCTGCTGGCCACCAGGGTCAACGAGGTGCGGGCCGGGCGGGAAAATGCCCGGATGCAGAAAATTATTGACGAGGGGCTGTACTGGTGGGCCCATGAATACGCCAACGAGGATTTCTGCGTGGTCTACCCCCAAAAGCGCAGCGACTTTATCACAGAGGGGCAGCGGCTCAACCATTGCGTGGGCGGCGCCGGGTACTATGAGCGGCACCTGGAGGGCAGGAGGATGGTGTTCTTTATCCGCCGGGCCAATGAGCAGGATAAGGCTTATTTTACGGCTGAGATTGACGTGAGTTCCGGGCGCATTTTACAGCTGTACGGCTTTGGGGACTGTTCCGCGCCCAAAGAGGTGCGGGACTTTACAGAGGGATTTGCCAGGGCTGTGCTGCGGTGGCAGACAGTTGGTTTGGAAAGGAAGGCTGGCTGAGTGATCAGGAGGACGGCAGCAGACATACTGGATTATCAGAAACCCTGTACCAGCGTGAGATTTGAAAAGGAGGATGTATCAAGATGAAAGGCTTGCAGCACGCCAACAAGGTGGAGAGTACCTACCGTCGTTCCCGGCGGGGGCTGAATAACCTGGGCAAAGAGAAAGACCGGTCTAAGTCCAGGCCGAGAAAGAGGAGGAAGCGGTGACGGCCCGCCTCACCCACCTGTCCCTTTTCAGCGGCATAGGCGGGCTGGACATAGCCGCCGAGTGGGCGGGATTTAAGACCGTGGGCCAGTGCGAGTGGGCCGACTACCCCACGAAAGTCCTGGAAAAGCACTGGCCCGATGTGCCCCGCTGGCGGGACATTCGGACGCTGACAAAGGAGAGCTTTCATGAACGAACAGGATTACGAACAGCTGACATTATTTCCGGCGGATTCCCCTGTCAGCCCTTCTCCGTTGCCGGGAAGCGCCGAGGCCGTGATGATGACCGTTACCTCTGGCCGGAAATGTGCAGGGTTATTGAAGAACTGCGGCCCCGTTGGGTGGTTGGCGAAAATGTTGCTGGAATCGTCAATATGGCGCTCGACACGGCGCTTTCTGACCTGGAAAGCCTCGGCTACGAAACAGGGGCGTTTATACTTCCGGCTTGTTCCGTCGATGCCCCGCACAGGCGGGACAGGTGTGCGATTGTGGCAAACGCCCACTGTCCCCAATGGTGGCCGGGTGAACCCGCCAGACATGAGTCCCACAGGGAAGTTGCCGGACGGGCGCAAGCGGCAGGTATGGGTGGAACATCAAGTGAAAATGGTGTATCAGGGGCTTTGGCCTACTCCAACAGCCAGGGATTACAAAGGCGCAAACAGCATGGAACACCTTACGCGGGAGGGGATGCGGAACCACACGGAGCAGCTTGCAAACGCGGTGAAGCTTTTCCCCACACCTCGTGTAGGAGGGAGCAGAGGGAAATCAGGCAGCGGCAAGAGACATGGGGATCTGGCGGCGGTTGTGGAGGGCCAGCTCAACCCGGATTGGGTGGAGTGGCTGATGGGCTTCCCCATTGGCTGGACGAACCTTTGAACGTGCCGCGAATAGCACGGGGCGTAAAAGACCGGGTGGGGCGGCTGAAATGTCTGGGCAATGCTGTTGTCCCCCAGCAGTTTTATCCGGTGTTCCAGGCAATCGTACAAATTGAAAGGAGGCCGCATGATGGATAAAAAGCAGATTTCTTATCGGCTGTGCGAAGCACGCATAAAGAGCGGCAAGTCTTACAGACAGATTTGGGAGGAAACGGATATATCTCTGAACACCTTAAACGCTTACATGAACCAAGGCGTTATGCCCGGTGCGGACAAGCTGGCGCTGCTGTGCCGCTGCCTGGGGGTGTCGGCAGACTGGCTGCTGGGGGCGGGGGAAAGCGGGGCGCTTAATGGATCTGGAACATAAAGCCATAGCCCGCCTGCAGGAAGCGTCAAAGCTTAGCGAGTTCTATTACCAAAAGCCCCTGCTGCTGACCTACTCTGGCGGTAAAGACAGCGAGGTGTGCCTGGAGCTTTGCAGGCGGGCCGGGGTGCCCTTTGAGGTGATGCACAACCTTACTACTGCTGACGCGCCGGAAACTGTGTACCATGTGCGCAAGGTGTTTCGCAAGCTGGATCTGGAGGGTGTTAAGTGTGAAATATTGCACCCCTTATACAAAGGCCATCTCACCTCCATGTGGGCCTTAATCATTAAGGAAATGTATCCTCCTATCAGAAAGGTTAGGTATTGTTGCCGTTATCTCAAAGAGCGAACCATATCCCGCCGCTGCGCCGTGTTAGGAGTAAGAAGAAGTGAAAGCTCAAGCCGGGCGGTATCTGGTGTAGCAGAAAAACGCGGGGCCGGCAAAGCAGGCCGGCAAATCTATGACTTCGATAATGGAGACGAAAGGATTATTGCGCCATGCCATATGAAAGCTACTATCAAAATCCATCCCATTGTGGACTGGACAGACCGGGATGTATGGCAGTTTTTGAGGGATGCAAAAGCGGATATAAACCCTTGCTACACTATGGGATTTAGCCGGGTGGGCTGTGTGGGTTGCCCAATGGCTGGCAAGAGCCGCTGGCGCGAGTTCCAGCAATGGCCCAAGTTTGAAAACCTGTACCGCAGGGCCTTTGTCCGTATGTTGGAGGAACGCAAGGCCCGGGGCAAGCCCTGCCAGTGGAAAACCGCCGATGATGTTTTCCGCTGGTGGATGGATGACAAGAACCTGGACGGCCAGCTGGATATATTCGGCGGGGAGGTGGGCGCGGATGGCCTGTAGCTGGCCCCGCACCTGCACCGGGTGCACGAAGCTGGGCGGCATGCTCGAAGATAATGGGCGCACCTGCGCCGCTTGCACATACTTTGGCCCGGACGCGGACGATGTGCCCATCTGCCATAAATTTTTGAAAACTATGCTCCCCTGCCAGGGGTGCGGGGAGTGGGAAGGGATGTCAATATGGAACAGAAAAAATACGTACTAACAGACGAAAAAAAGGAATGGTGCGGCCTGACGCTGCGCCGCATCCGTGCGCTGCGGGATTTCCGGGATGTAAAAGCCGGGGAGCTGGGGGGCTGGGTAGAAACGGAAAAGAACCTTGCGCAGATGGGCAACGCCTGGGTTTACGACGACGCCTGGGTTTGCGGCAACGTCCGGGTTTACGACGACGCCTGGGTTTGCGGCAACGCCCGGGTTTACGGCAACGCCTGGGTTTACGACGACGCCTGGGTTTGCGGCAACGTTCGGGTTTACGACGACGCCCGGGTTTACGGCAACGCCCGGGTTTACGACGACGCCTGGGTTTGCGGCAACGCCCGGGTTTACGGCGACGCCCGGGTTTGCGGCAACGCCCGGGTTTACGGCGACGCCCGGGTTTGCGGCATCGCCCGGGTTTACGGCGACGCCCGGGTTTACGGCGACGCCCGGGTTTACGGCGACGCCTGGGTTTACGGCGACGCCTGGGTTTACGGCGACGCCTCCATTATATGGATCGGGAACATAGGTTCCAGAGCGGATACCACAACGTTTTTTGCTTGCAGGGACGGGAAAATCGGCGTGAAGTGCGGCTGCTTTTTTGGGGACATACAGCAATTCGAGAAAGCCGTGCGGGATACGCATGGGGACAGCCAATACGGGAAAGAGTACATGGCGGCTATCGCGCTGGCAAAGGCGAAGATTGGAGGGAACGATGGAGCGGTTGACATATGATTTTTGTATAGGCAGTAACCATTGCTGGCAGATAAAAGGTGCAGACAACTTTATGTGCAAAGAGGTTTGTATCAAACAAGGGGACGATGGGTGTACAAACTGCCCCATCAAAAAAGCATTTGACCGCCTCGCCGCCTATGAGAATACCGGTCTGGAACCAGGGGAAGTGTTGACCGGTAAGGAGCTGGCGGAAGTCGGTTGTGTCATAATTCGGTTGAAAAAGTATGAAGATATTGGGCCAATTGACCATCTGCGGGAACTTGCCCAGGCCGAAAAGGACGGGCGGCTGGTGATGCTGCCATGCAGGGTTGGGGATGTGGTGTATGAGGCAAATAAACGGGGGTTTATATCAACTTACAAAGTTATATCCATTCACCTTTCAGCTTATTCTACGCGCATCGTGTGGGAACTGCTGGATGGCGTTTATTCAAATCTAAATGGGTTTGAAGCGTCAACGCTTGGCAAAACCGTATTTTTGACCCGGGAAGATGCCCAGGCGGCGCTGAAAAAGAGGAAGGAGGCAGACAATGAAACTGTACAATAACGACGAATACCGGGAAGAGTTCATGGAGCTGGTATATTCTATCACACCCGATCAGATAGATGCTGAGGGATGCAAAGAGTGGGCTTACAGCGCAAAAACAGGTGAGCTTTTACCGAGTGGACCGAGTTGGTTCAGGATTGCGTGGGACAACACCCTAAAGCCTAAAGACCGCGCCCTCTACGGCTGGCAGGCCAAACCCTGGGTGTGGGTGGTAGCGTTTGAGAAGGTAAGCCGGGAGGAGGGGATGGCACGAAGGACATACCAATGAAGGATTGGGAGGCCTGCGCCCTCTAAGGCGGCCCAAAGTTTTTCGGCACACGGGACGCACAAGCCCAAATGCGGAACCATTAGAAAAAAGTGGGCACAGTGTGGTAATTATTCTTATAAGAGAACAGTGGAAAGGCGGGTTGGCAATTTACATGAAGCTAAAAAAGATATCACAACTATGCAACAAGCAAAAAAATTACATCATTTATGACAAGCCTGTCCCAGCTGGTGGTATTACGCAATGGCTTGGAGATGGAAGTGCTGCATATCCGTTAGAGGGACTGCCCCTGCTGGATGAGGACAACCTGTGCCGGATGTTCGATATATCTGAAGACCATCGAAATAAAATGTTGATTCAGCGGATCGTCATACCCGATGGTATCTGTATGGATGATATTGACCCCGGCGAAAGTGAAGCCAGGAAAATGGAACTTGGTATTGCCCGCAGAGGACGGGAGTTTATCCCCTTAATGACACATGCTGGGATTACATTTATCCAAAAGAAATACCTTGCACCCTTAAATGGCGAAGAAAGCACTCTGGAGTTCTATGAACGGAAAACCTCCAGAGGGCAAACCTACATAGCGGTAAAAACGGGGCTGCTGATTCGGGCGGTTATCTTCCCGGTGGAACTTGTGGATGATAGATTTGTAAACCAGTTGGGGGATATGCTGCGTGAGTGCAGAAGCCTGCTGGAGAGAACAAAGAATCGGATAGGGGATGAAATCTTTCAGCTTACCTGGACAGAACAGGACGAGGAAGATACACCATGACCCATGCAGAAGCAGACCAGGCAGTGATTCTGCAAGCCCCCGTGGTATACCAGGGCGTGCAGTATGAGCGGATATCCGGGCTCATTTACCGCAAAAGTGCAAAAGATTTCAAACTGGTTGCCAGGGGGGAACTGATTTCCACCTGTGGGCACTCTGTAACCATAGCGCAGCTGCATCGGGTCAGCTGGCTGAACCCAGAAGACCAAAAGCGCCGCGTCCCGGTATGTAAATCGAAATCTGACGAAATCATGCCACAGGAGAGGCAGGCGAAATCTGCTTTTATGGCTGGGAAGATACTCCAGTATGAAGGAAAACGCTGGATTGCAACGGCTCTGATTTTGCGGAAATGGCTGGAGCGTGTCTACTGGGTCTCTTTGGAATTGAGTGAGATTTCCTCCCGGCGGGTGCAAGAGGTGTGGTCAGGCAGCATTGTGTTCACAGAGCCGGGAAATAGAGAATCAAAACGGGCCGATACACATGAGAAAGAAAGCGGCGGGAAATAACGCGGACATATTCAGTACGGTCCGCTTTTCCACAAAGCGTTCGTTTTGCAGCGCCGCAGCAATAGAAAGGCAAGTCGATAAAACCGCCACAAGATTGTGGCCTTCCGGGCTTGTATTGGGTATTATCGTTATAACAGAGTGCTGTTATGGACGCTTTTGTGAGGTGAGCACCGTGCGGGGCTATATCAGAGAAAAAACTATCTATTGTGGGAAGTTGTATCGTGAAGTGGATATTTATACATATACAGATGCACAGAACCAGATTGCCAGAAGGGGGCGGCGCTCAAAAAAAGAAAAGGTATCTCAGCCCAAGCAAAAAAACCTGAATGAGAAGAACTCGCGGCGCTATTTCATTCAAACAGCAAACCTAAATTTTGCCAGCGATCCAGGGGCCCTTCACGTTTCAGCCACATACTGTGATAAGTATCTTCCTGCAACTGTAGAGGAGGCAGAAAAGGAAGCCAGGAATTTTCTGCGCCGTCTCCAGTATGAACGGAAAAAGCAAGGGCTTCCCCCTCTCAAGTATATGCTGGTAACGGCTTCAACTGTAGACAGGGTTACCGGTACGCCAGTACGTATCCATCATCACATTCTCATAAATGGGGGCTTAAGCCGCGATACAGTGGAAGATCTCTGGCGGAAGAGAAAGCGGCGGGGGCAGCAGAAGGGGGATAAAATAGGCTATTGCAATGCGGACCGCCTGCAGGCTGCTGAAAACAGCATCTCCGCCTTGTGCACCTACCTTGTCCGGCAGGCCGGCGGAAAGAAACGCTGGTCTTCCTCACACAACCTGGAACGCCCTGCCAGCAGGACTACAGACATGAAATATACCCACCGGCAGATAGAAAAGTGGGCCCATGAGCGTCCGGGGCGGGAATTTTGGGAACACAGGTTTCCCGGCTGGACGCTGACGGATGAAGATTATGGAATATCTTTTGAATATAACGACTTTACTGGATGGGCTATTTACTTAAAGCTTAGAAGAAAAGAATAGGGGGAGATGACGAGTGAAAATGGAAGCGGAAAAACTGAAGCTTCCCCAGCCATATCAAAACCGTGTGAACAATGCCCAGGGCCACAGTTTTGAAAAGGCTATCGAAAGGGCCTGTGCTATTTATGCCCAAGCCGGCATTGCACAGATTGAAAAGACACCCGAGCCGTTCCGGGTTATGAGTAAAGCAAAAAGCGGCGGGGTATTCCAGGGCCGCTTTACTGCGCGGGCCCAGCCGGATTTCCAGGGTACGATGGCGGGAGGCCGGTCTATCGTTTTTGAAGCCAAATATACCACTACGGACCGCCTGCGTCGGGATGTGCTGACAGAAAGGCAGATGGAGGCATTGGGACAACATGGGAAGATAGGGGCAATGGCCTTTGTTTGCGCCGGTGTCCAAGACCGCTTTTTTGCCGTGCCCTGGATACGCTGGCAAAGTATGAAGGAATTTTGGGGGAGGCAGTATGTTACTGCCAATGACCTGGAGCCATACCGGGTGAAGTATGACGGAGCTGTACGGTTTCTGGAGTATGTGCATGATGTGAAAAAAGCAGAAGCGGCGGGAGGTGATATACTATGATAGACCCGGAAATCATCGCGGAATTTCTTAAGACCCTGCGTACAGTTGAAAGCGGGTACCGGCTTGCGAAAAAAGAGGAAAGCGAGGCAGAAAACCAACTGCAGGATATTGCCCACCGCTTAGAAATATATACTGACCCCTACCACGAGATTGCTAAGCTGGGCAAGCTTTTCCGCCAAATCCGCCGCATCCGCCGCAAGGCTAAAGAGGAGCAGGAATTTTCAGAGCCAATTATTAGTTGGATGGAGAATAACAAACAAGCTCTGAAAAGCCTGGAAAAGCTGCTGGGTACCCTGCGGCATATTCGAGAAATCCAGGAAAAGCGCTCCTATTGGCCACGATCCCATATTTTAGATTATATGACAGATGGAGAACAAAAGCGTATGCGGGCCGATAGCCCCGATAAGGAAGCGGCGGGTGGGAACAGCCGGGAAAAGCCTTGATATAAAGAAACCGCTTCCGTGAGGTATACGAAAAGCGGCAGGAAATAGGGACTTTTGCGGGTTCACCTATTCTTACCATTTATTGTACCAAAAACTAAGCGGCAATGCAACCTGTCTGCAAATGGGAGGAAGGCGTTATGACCCTGCAAGAACTCAACCAATATTTCCGCCGGCTGGAACAGCTTGGCAAGGCCCGGAACCTGCTGGCTTCGCTGGAAGCTGCAGCTGCACCACAATCCCCTAACCTGGACGGTATGCCCCGTGCTTCTTCAGGTATCAGCGACAGCGTGGGCAGGCTGGCGGCGGAAATCGCGGATATGCGGGCGCGGGTAGAGCTTTTGGAGCGGCAAGCCGCCGCGCAGTATGGAGAAATCGCCCAGTACATAGAGGGAATCCCCGATGACCAGGCCCGGCTTATCTTCCGGCTGCGGTTCCTGCGGGGGCTCAGCTGGAAGGAGGTGGCGGCAATCGTGGGCGGGGGGAATACAGAGCCTGGAGTAAAGATGATATGCTATCGCTACCTTTCATAAAGTTGTTACGCGATGTTACGCCATGTTACTTGCTGTTACGCTCTCCCATGTGCTATGCTATACTCGTAAAATCCTAAAAGTAAGCCAAGCGGCCCTCCCGGGGAGACCTGGGGGCCGCTATTTTTGTGGAAAGGAGGGTTTTACCCCCGCGTGGTAGCAAACTTGTTTGCTATTCTCCTTCTGCGCGGGGGCACGCCGGGCGGCCCGTCTCACCAGCGGGCCGTGGCGGCGAAAAACATAAGGAGGATCTTTCTATGTACGGCCTATTCGTACTGCTGCTTTACACCGTCCTCATGCTGGGGGCGACTTTCCTGCTTTCCCGGAAACCGGAAACCGCCGGAAGCTTCCACGTTGCCGACCGCCGCCTGGGGCTTTTCCAAAGCGCCATGAGCATTGCCGCCACCTGGATCTGGGCGCCCGCCCTGTTCACTTCGGCCGAAAAGGCGTATACCCAGGGTTGGCCGGGGCTGTTCTGGTTCCTTGTGCCCAATGTGCTGTGCCTGCTGGTGTTCACGCCCTTTGCCCAAAGGATACGGGCGCAGATGCCGGAGGGCGTCACCGTGTCCGGCTATATGGCAGAGCGCTACCGCTCCAAGCCTGTGCACGGCGTGTACTTATTCGAGCTATCCGCGCTGACGGTTCTCTCCACGGCTGTGCAGCTGCTGGCCGGGGCCAAAATCCTGTCTGCTGTGACAGGCTGGCCCTTCTGGCTGCTGACCGTAGTGCTGGCGCTGGTTGCCTTTTCCTATTCTCAGTATTCGGGCATCCGGGCGTCTGTGCTCACGGACGCATTGCAAATGCTCCTGATGCTGGGGTGCTGCGCCCTGCTGGTGCCCCTTGCCTTGCGCGGCAATGGGGCGGACAGCCTCGCCAGGGGGCTGGCGGGGTTTACCAGGGAGTTTACACGCCTGCTGGATAAAAACGGCTTAGCGGTGCTCCTGGGCTTTGGCCTGCCCTCTGCCATTGGCCTGCTGGCTGCGCCCTTTGGGGACCAGTGCTTCTGGCAGCGGGCTTTCTCCATCCGCAAGGATAAAATGGGCAAAGCTTTCCGGCTGGGGGCGCTGCTGTTTGCCGTGGTGCCCTTATCCATGGGGCTGCTGGGCTTTGTGGCTGCTGGCTCCGGTTTCACCGCTGCCGATTCCGGCATGGTGGGCTTTGAGCTGGTGCAGAGCCTTTTCCCGGCCTGGGTGATGCTCCCCTTCCTGTTCATGCTGGTTTCCGGCCTGCTCTCTACCGTAGACAGCAACCTATGTGCCGCTGCCTCCCTTACCAGCGACTTCGGCGGGGGCATGAAAGCCGCCAAAGGCTCTATGCTGCTGGTGCTGGCCCTGGCCGTGCTGATCGCCAACATCCCGGGCCTGACCGTTACCGGGCTGTTCTTGGTGTATGGGGCGCTGCGCTCCACCACCATGCTGCCCACGGTGCTGACACTGAAAGGAAAAGCGTTGTCCGCCCATGGGGTTTTCCTGGGCGTGCTGGCCTCCCTTGTGATCGGGATGCCCATTTTCATTGTGGGCACCATTACTGGTAGCGCCGCTCTGAAAACCACCGGGAGCCTGTGCGCGGTGCTGCTCTCCGGTATCGTTTCCCTGGCCTTGGGCCGCAAAGGGGAGGTGGCGGCATGAGCTTGGGACGCAAACAAAGGATCACCAACGATGCATGGCTGGAAGCCGCCGCGAAAATTGAAGAAGCTGTTTCCCGGCAAGAGCTGGAAGAATTGACCGCGTCCACCCTGGCGGATATCCGTGCCACTACAAAGGGGCAGCAAGCGGCCTATGCCTGGAGCGCCGGGAAAGACAGCATTGTCCTGGGCCACATCTGTGAGAGCGCGGGCATTACCGCCAGCATGGCTGCTGTGTGCGACCTGGAATACCCCGCTTTTGCCAGCTGGCTCCTTGAAAACAAGCCGACAGGCTGCGAAATCATCAATACCCACCAAAACCTGGACTGGCTTGCCGCCCACCCCAAAATGCTGTTCCCGCAGGGTTCGGCTGTAGCGGGCCAATGGTTCTCCATCGTCCAACACCGGGCCCAGCGGCTATACTGCAAAGCCCATAGCCTGGGCCTGCTGCTGGTAGGCCGGCGCAGGGCAGATGGAAACTATGTAGGCCGCGGCTCCAACTGCTACACAGACCGGCATGGCGTCACCCGCTATAGCCCTCTGGCTGAATGGAGCCATGAGCACGTATTGGCCTATATCCACTACCACAAGTTACCCTTGCCGCCTATTTACGGATGGAAAAACGGGTATCTCTGCGACACCCATCCCTGGCCTGCCCGGCAATGGACGGGCAGCATAGAAAACGGCTGGCGTGAGGTGTACGACATAGACCCGTCTATCGTCGCCGCCGCGGCTGAAAAAATTGAAAGTGCCCGTGCTTTCCTCAGAGGGGAGGTGCAGGCATGAAAGTCACCAAAAAGCCCTTGGCCCAGCTGCACCCTCCGGAGCGCAATGTCCGATTGCACACGGAAAAGCAGTTGAAGGAATTCCGCCGGTCCGTGGAAATGTTCGGGCAGATACGGCCCATTGTTATAGATGAAAAGGGCACCATCTTGGCGGGCAACGGCCTGTTTGAAGCCATGAAGTCCATGGGCCTTGCAGACGCGGACTGCTATGTGGTGGAGGGCCTGGCCGAAGCCCAGAAGAAAAAGCTCATGCTGGCCGACAACCGGGTGTTCAACCTGGGCGTGGACGATATGGAGGCCCTGGACGCCTTTGTGCAGGAGCTCAAGGACGACCTGGACATCCCTGGCTTTGAGGAAGATCTGCTGCAAGCTATGGTGATGGAAGCCGAAGAAGCCACCCAGGCCCTGATGGAGTACGGCACCCTGGAGCCGGAGCAGACCCAGGCCATCCAGCAGACCCACGAGCGGTATCAGGCCCAGGAGGAAGCCGCGGCGGAAAAAGCCGAGGAAGTCACCCCGGCGCCGCCGCCCCAGCAGGATGAAGCCCCCGGCCGTTTCATCCTCTGCCCGAAGTGTGGGGAACGCATATGGCTATAAGGCGTATTCCCTCTACTGTGGATGTTGTCACAGCCGCCCGGCAGCGCATCAAGAATGTTTTCTCAAACGGCGTGCCTGTGTATATGGCTTTCTCCGGCGGCAAGGACAGCCTTGTCCTTGCCCACCTGGTTTATTCCCTTATCCAAAGGGGCGAGATAGACCCGTCCCTGCTGACCGTGGTGTTTATTGACGAGGAAGCCATCTTTGACAGCATCGAAGCCACCACCAAAGCCTGGCGCAAGAAGTTCCTGCTGGCCGGGGCGAAATTCCAGTGGTGGTGCATTGAAGTAAAGCACTTCAACTGCTTGAACCAGCTCTCCAACGATGAAAGCTTCATCTGCTGGGACAGCCGCAAGGCCGCCCAATGGGTACGCCGTCCCCCTCCCTTTGCCCTGCGCAGCCATCCCAAGCTGCGGCCCCGGGTGGACAGCTATCAGACCTTCCTGCCCCGCGTTACCCTGGACGGCATCATGCTTTCGGGAGTACGGGCGGCGGAGTCTGTGCAGCGCTTGCAATATATGGCGGGGCTGAGCATGGGGCTTAAGGGCCTTACGGAAAGCCACACCATCTACCCGGTTTATGACTGGAAAACATCGGACGTCTGGCTCTACCTCAAGGAACAGCAGGTGGAGATCCCGGAAGTCTACCTGCAAATGTACCAGATGGGCGTGGGGAAGAACCGCCTGCGGGTATCGCAGTTTTTCTCCATTGACACGGTGCCCGTGCTGGTGAACCTGGGGGAGTACGACCCTTCCCTGATGGAACGCGTCCTGCGCCGGGAGCCCAACGCTTATCTGGCTATGCTCTACTGGGACAGTGAAATGTTCCGCCGTACCTCCCGCACACGGAAAGAGCTGGAGGGGGAGGATAACCGAGATTACCGGGGGCTGCTGAAAGAAATCCTGCTGCAAAGGTTTGATGAATATTTCGACACGCCCAACAAGCGCCGGGTGGCGTCCGGTTACCGACGACTGTTTGTCAACATGGAGGGCATGGCAAAGCCCAAGGACTACAAAAGGGCTTACGACGGCCTCATGTCCGGCGACCCCAAGCTGCGCACCCTGCGGGCTATTTACCTCACCATCTTTACCGAATATAACACGTCTGCGAAGCGTGCCAGCAAAGGGGGTGAGAGGGATGTCTGATGTGAACCTGTTCGCCCCGCTTTCCACATTGGAGTGGGTGGAGCGTGGAAAACTGCGGGCCAACGGATACAACCCAAACAAGGTAAGCAAGGAAAACCTGAAGCTTCTTACCCAGTCCATCCTTACAAACGGCTGGACGCTGCCCATTGTGGTACGGCCGGACTACACCATAATAGACGGCTTCCATCGCTGGACGGTATCGGGACAGGAGCCGCTGCTGTCGAAGCTTCAAGGCAAGGTCCCTGTGGTGAAGGTGTCCCACGCCGACGAGGCGGAGGACATTTACGGCACTATCACCCATAACCGTGCTAGGGGCACACACCTCCTGGAACCTATGAAAGCAATCGTCAAGCGCCTGCTGGGCGAGGGCAAATCTGTACAGGAAATCGGAAGGCAGCTTGGTATGAGGCCGGAAGAGGTTTTCCGCCTGTCCGATTTTTCCCGGGATGATTTCCTGCGCATGATGACCGAAGGCGTTATCGGCTACAGCAAAGCAGAAGTGCTTACAAAGGTATGAGCAAGCGCAGATGGCCTGTACGCTGGCGTCTGCGGCAAGTGCGTGCATGTCTTTTGGATGGGGGTTACTACCCTGTAAATCTCCCCTGCTTGCTAGGGCTGTCAGAAGCCTTGCCTTGAGAATTTACGTTTTGTTTCCTGTCAAGCAAAAAAGGTACTGTAAATCCCCTGCCCCGCCGGTTGCGGGGCTGCGAGCCCCGGAAAAAGCGTAGTCAGTGAAAAAATTTTTCGTCATTTGAGTAGAATTCCACCGTGAAAGGAGGCTGGCCCCATGGCCGCGCCCCAAAAGAAATCCGAAAAAATTTCCACCAGTACCCTGGTTTCTGTAGCAGAGCTGGCGGCAGTGCTGGGGCTTTCCTCTAAGCGAATTTATCAGCTCTCCGAGGACGGTATAATATCCAGCGCTCAGCGGGGCAGGTACCCTCTGGCTGATTCTGTCCAGCGGTACATTGCCTATCTGGGCCGGGATGCCATAACAGAGGATGAAGCCAAGCTGGATAAAGTGAAGCGCACAGCCGAGGCGCAGTTAAAAGCTTCCAAAGCAAAAATCGCGAAATTGGAGGCCCAGGAGCTGGAAGGCAAAATGCACCGCAGTGAGGACGTGGCTGCCATGACGGAAGATCTTATTTTTGAGATACGCGGGGCACTAATTGCCCTGCCTGGCAGGCTGGCGGTGGATGTCGCGGCCTGCGGCTCTGCGGCAGAGGCGGCTGACGTTGTGCGCCGGGAGGTAAACCTGGTAATGGGGGAACTGGCAAATTACCAATATGCCCCCCAGAAGTATGCAGAACGTGTACGGGAGCGGATGAGATGGGACACGGAGGTGGTGGAACCTGATGAATGAAATTGTACAGCTAAATACCCTGCTGCGCCGGGTTCTCTTGGGCTTCAAGCCTCCGGAAAACTTAACGGTCAGCCAGTGGGCTGGAAAGCACCGCCGTTTGTCCTCGGAAACCGCTGCAGAGCCAGGCCGCTGGCGCACCGCCCGTACCCCCTATCTGCGGGAGCCTATGGACGCTTTCAACGATCCACGGGTGCGGCGCGTCATAATGGTGGCGGCAAGCCAGGTGGGAAAGTCAGAATTTATCAATAATGCTATCGGCTATATTATCGACCAAGACCCCGGCAGCATCCTCTTTGTACACCCTACTACCATTGATGCCAGGGACTACTCCAAACTGCGCATAGCTCCCATGGTGCGGGACTGCCCCACCCTGCGCACGAAGGTGGCTGCACCAAAATCCCGGGACAGCGGCAACACTGTTTTGCAAAAGACTTATCCCGGCGGCATCCTCACCCTATGCGGCTCCACCGAAGCCCACGCCCTGGCCTCTAAGCCCATCCGCTATGTTTTTGGCGACGAACGCGACCGCTGGGCCAAATCGGCGGGGGATGAGGGTGACCCCTGGAAACTGGCTATGGCCCGGCAGACAACTTTCTACAATGCAAAGGCTGTGGAGGTCAGCACCCCCACCATCAAAGGGGCAAGCCCCATCGCTGACAGCTACAACGAGGGTACCATGGAGCGCTGGCGCACCCAATGCCCACATTGCGGAGAGTATCATGAAATCGTATGGGAGAACCTGCGCTATGAGCATGAAGAACAAGAAGTAAACCACCACCGGGTTTTTAAGGTGAAAAAGGTTTATTACATGTGCCCTAATTGTGCTGCCGCGTCTGATGAACTGACCATGAAGCGCCAGCCCGCCAAATGGGTGGCAGACAATCCTGCCGCCTATGCAAACGGTGTACGCTCCTTCTGGCTCAACGCCTTTGTGAGCCAGTGGAAGAGCTGGGCGAGCATTGTCCTGGACTTCTTGCAGGCCCAGGGGGACAGCCGGAAAATGCAGGTGGTTTATAACACGGTATTCGGAAAACTCTGGGAGAACCGGGGCGACATGGAAGATGAAGACAGCCTGTTAAAGCGGCGGGAAGAATATCCTGCCGAACTGCCCAATGGTGTCCTGGTGCTTACTTGCGGCATTGATACCCAGGATGACCGCTTGGAGTATGAGGTGGTGGGTTATGGGCATTTCGGCGAAACCTGGGGCATTGAAAAGGGCATTATCATGGGCAGGCCGGACGCAGACGCCACTTGGGATGCACTGGACACAAATGTGCTGGACAGGGTGTACCGTTTTGCCGATGGCCTGGGCCTGCGGCTGAGCATGAGTTTTATGGACGAGGGCGGGCATTTCACCCAGGAAGTGCGAAGCCGCTGCCGGGAACGCATCAGCAAGAAACTGTTCTGCATCAAAGGCCTGCCCGGGCAGGACAGGCCCTACACCGGCCCGCCCAGGCAGGTGAGAATTGTGGTGAATGGAACGCATGTAGGCTTCTGCTGGCAGTACCAGATTGGCGTGGATGCCGGAAAGCAGCTTATCATGGACAACCTGCGGGCGAAAGAGCCTGGCCCGCGGTACTGCCATTTCCCCTTGCGGGATGATTACGGAGCTGGATACTTTGCAGGACTCCTGTCGGAGCGGCTTACCTACAATGATAAGGCAAAACGGAACCCTTGGAGTTGGGAAAAAATACCCGGGCATGACCGCAACGAGCCCTTGGACTGCCGCAATTATGCCAATGCGGCCTTTAAAGTGCTGCCCAAAGACCTGGACGCCATTGATCGGCGCTTGCAGCAGGCAAGGGGAAAAGTCCTGCCTGTACCTGTGGAGGGCGGAAGGCCAAGCCCTGCGCCCCGGTCGCGGGTAAAGAGGACGCCACGTGTGGAGGAATGGTAAATGACCAGCAAAACAGAAATCAATGCCCGGCTGGAGTTCTGGCGCGAGGCTTTAAAAGCGCTGCGCAAAGCCTATCTTGCCCTGCTGGACGGCGGGGTGAAGTCGTACACGCTGAAAGACCGGGAGCTGACCTTACTGGATATGCCCAGTTTGATGAAAGAAATCAAAGAGGCTGAGCAGAAGGTGGACGAGCTGGAGGCCCTGGCAAGCGGCGGGAGCAGGCGTAAGGCTGTGGCGGTTATCCCCAGGGATTGGTAAAAAGAAAGCCCCGGTTTCCCGGAGCCTTTGTCCTGAATTATACCCCCAGCCGCTGCTTTAAGCCGTCCTGCAGCACTTGGGAGAAGTTGATGTTCCTCTCTTGTGCGGCAGCATTCAGCCATGCGGGCAAAGTGACGGTGCGATTAATGGAACGGTTCACCTGGGCCATGCGCACAGAGGGCATGTACACGTCAACAAGCACCACCCTTTCGTTTTCTTCACAGGTGACTTGCGCCAAAGGGGTGGGCACAGGAATTGCTTCCCCATCTTCTTCCCTGCCGAACATTACACAGCCCAGCAGTTCCCGGGCGGAGAACAGCGCGTCCTCATCGTTTTCCCCGCTGGTGGCAGCATCCAGATCCGGGAACACAACGGCAATTTCCTGTCCCTGCTCATACGTAAACACAGCGGGGTAAATATATCTTTCTGGCAATTTCATAACGGAAACCTCCTTGAAAATGGGATGGGAAGGTGGGGCTTAGAATTTAAGCCCCGATTGGCGTTCAATGCTTTTTAGGGTTTTGGGAGGGATATCCTTATCCGGGTGCTTTACTGTTACCCGGCCTTTCTTCGATGGGTGCTTAAACTGGTGGTGGCTGCCCACTGTGTTTACCTCATACCATCCATCCGCCTTGAGCATTTGAATGACTTCCCTTGACGAGTAGCTTTTCATATCCTTCCCCTCCTGACAGTATATAGCATAACACATATAAAAACATTTGTCAAGGCTTCTGGCAAATGTTTTTATATGTGTAAAAGAAGGTGATCCAACTGTACAAAGACAAACGCACCGGTCTGTTCCTGCCTGACTCCGCCATCCCCAAAGCTTCCGGCTACTCAGAGGCCGGGGCCAGCCGCATAAGGCGGGCTTTGCGGGGCTTTACCCCGCGCAGCATGGCCCCCAGCGAGGACATCGACCAAAACAACTACACCCTGCGCCAGCGGGGCCGGATGCTCTATATGTCCAGCCCGGTTGCCACTTCGGCCATCAACACCAACCGTACAAAGGTGGTGGGGGTTGGCTTGGTGCTGAAAAGCTCTATTGACCATGAATTCCTGGGCCTTACCTCCCAGCAGGCGAAAGCCTGGCAGAAACGCACAGAAAAAGAATTTGCCCTGTGGGCCGGGGATAAGGCTGCCTGTGACGCTATAGGGATGAACGATTTTGTAAGCCTGCAGCAGTTGGCGCTAATTTCCTGGCTCATGAGCGGGGACGTGTTTGCTTTGTTCCAGCGGCGGGAGGGCACGCTGCTGCGGCCTTACTCCCTGCGGGTGCATCTGATTGAAGCTGACCGGGTACGCACGCCAAGCGAGATGGGTGCGGGGATCATCCCTCTGACCGAGGGCAAAAACCCCGCAAATGGCAACCGCATTTTTGATGGCGTGGAGGTGGACGCTGGCGGCATGGTGACGGCCTACTATGTCCACAACACCTACCCCTGGCAAAGGACGGCGGAGCCCGAGAAGCACCAGCGCATAGAAGCCTACGGAGAGCAAACCGGCCTGCCCAACATCCTGCATATCATGAATTCTGAGCGCTGCGGCCAGTACCGGGGCGTTACCTATCTGGCCCAAGTGATAGAGCCTTTATTGCGGCTTAACCGTTATGAGCGTTCCGCCTTAACTGCCGCCATGATTCAATGCTTTTTCACGGCCTGGGTGACAACCGAGGCTGGGGCAGACGATATGCCCTTTAACGAGATAGGCGCAGGCGATATCGCCGGAGTGCCTTTGGAAAACCCCAGCGGCATTTCCCGCAGTGAAAACGAACTGGAAATGGGCGAGGGAACCATCAACATTTTAAGGCCGGGGGAAAAAGTTACTTTTGGCAACCCCACTATGCCAGTAACGGGATTTGACTCTTTTGTGAAAACCTTCTGCGAACTCATTGGCGCGGGGCTGGGCATCCCTTATGATGTGCTGATAAAGGAGTATAATTCCAGCTATTCTTCAGCCCGGGCGGCGCTGTTAGACGCTTGGGAGGATTTCCGCATGAGGCGGGCATGGTTCGTATCGGATTTCTGCCAGCCAGTATATGAAATGTGGCTTTCGGAAGCCGTGGCCCTGGGGCGTGTAAAGGCCCCAGGGTTTTTCTCTGACCCGCTGGTTCGTGCAGCATGGTGCGGCGCACGGTGGATAGGCCCTGTCCAGGGCAGCCTTGACCCCCTGAAGGAGGCAAAGGCGGCGGTTCTGCTGATTCAGAACGCCCTCAAGACCCATAGCCAGGTGGCCCGGGAAATGGGCGGCGGGGACTGGGATGAGAATGTAGAAGTCTTGGCGGATGAAAACCATCGGCTGGAAGCGGCAGGCGGTACATCCCAGCAGGAAATAAATTTCAATGATCCGGAGGGAGTTGAGGGCAGTGCCTAACATTTTCAGAACCCCTGTGGCTATTGACAAGGGCGTATACGCCATGTCCATGGCAGACGGGAAGAATGCAGAAATTACCATGTATGGCCAGATTGTGGCCCAGCAGCCCACTAACTGGTGGGGTGAACCCATCCCTGGGGACTACATCATCCAAAGCGAGTTTTTGGCAGACCTGGACAGTGTCAGCAAGGCTAAGTCTGTGACAATCCGCATGAACAGCCTGGGAGGGGATGCGGGGGTATCTATCCTTATCCACAACCGCCTGCGGGAACTGGCGGCAAAAGGCACGGCCCTCATTTGCATTGTGGACGGCGTGGCTATGTCCGGCGGCTCTATCATCATGTCCGCTTGTGATACTGTCAAAGTGAACCCGTCCAGCCTCATCATGATACACAACTGCTGGAGTACCTTGTGGGGCGGCTATAATGCCGCCGAGCTCCGGGAAGAAGCTGCTGCCTGTGAGGCTTGGGACAAGGCCCAGGTGGAAATCTACAAGCGCAAGTGCGGCCTGGATGGGGCGGAGATTATCCGCATGATGGCGGAAACCACCCATATGACGGGCCGCGAAGCCGTTGACAAGGGCTTTGCAGATGTACTCATTGAGGATGCAGAGCCTTTGAATATTGCCGCCAGTGCGGACGGCCGCAGTCTGTTCGTGCGGGGAAGGAAGTTCCATCTGTGCCCCGGCATGTTCGCGCCGGATGATATTCCTACAGCCAGACCCGGGGCAGAAGCCCCGGTTAAAAATACATCCCCTGCGACAGCAGGAGAAGGAGGAAGCCAGATGGAAGAAAATAAAACCCAAACCCCGGCGGCCCAGGTGCCTACCCCCACTCCCGCCGTGGACAAGGTCGCTGAGGAACGCAAGCGGCTCCAGGAAATTGACGCTATCGCGGTGCTCTACGACCCCGGGCTGGTACAGGCAGCAAAGTATGGGGATAACCCCTGCACTGCCCAGGAACTGGCCTACAGGGCCGCTGTGGAAGCCGCAACGAAAGCGGCGGGCGAGGGCGAGGCATTTATGGCGGCTATGTCCGCCGACATCCGGGCATCCGGTGCGGCTGCTGTGAGCGTAGCCCCCGCCCCCACAGGAAATGAACCTGACGAGGACAGCCCCCAGGCTGCGGCCGCTGCGGCAAAAGCGGATGTGGCGGCTTTCCAGAAAATGAAGGAGGTAAGGTAATTATGAGCGGATCCCTTGTGAAGAAGGCCGGCAGCATTGGGCAGGACAACCTAATTGCAGGTCTTTACCCGCCCACAAATCCCTTCGGCGTGAAAATCGCAGCGGGCCAGGGCGAATTGAAGCGCGGCTCGGTGCTGTCGCTTGGCGAAGATGGCACATATAGCCTGCTGTGCGCAGATACGACTGGTAAGCCCAACTGTGTGCTTGCCGACGATGTGGATGTCAGCGGGGACGAAGCTGTCACCGCTGTGGCCTACCGCACCGGGCACCTAAACAGTAAGGCGCTGATTATGGCCGAGGGCTACACCCTGACCCAGGCGGACAAGGAGGAACTGCGTAAGGGCGGAATCCTCCTGTCTGAGATGATGGACTAGGATTAGAAGGAGAAAATTAAAATGGATATTTACAGCACTTACTATATGCTGGCTGCGGTGAAGGAGCTGCCCCCGGAGCATACCTTTTTCAAGCGTCGGTATTTCCCCACCAATGAAACTATGGACGTGTTCGGCACTACAAAGGTTCTGGCCGACTACGCTGAGGGCAGCCAGCGCCGGGCCCCTTTCGTACTCCCCCGTATCGGCAGCGTGTCTATTGCCCGGGAAGGGTACAGCACCTACGAGCTGGAACCGGGCAATATCAGCATTTCCAAGCCCTTGACCGCCGACCACTTGAAAAACCGTGGCTTTGGGGAATCCCTCATGAGCGGTATGACCCCTGCCGACCGGGAACGTATGTTGCTTATCGGCGACCTTCAGGACCTTTCCGCCCGCATTTCCCGCACAGAGGAGTGGCTGGCGGTGCAGACCATGCTGGACAACGGCTGCACCATGCGCCATCAGACTGAGGTGCAGGACGTTTATGAAGACATCCCGGTGAAATTCTATGACGGCGAGGACAACCCGGCGCTGTACACCCCCGCCGCCAAGTGGGAGCATGGCACCGCCGACAAGCCCGGCAATTGGTACGCCGATGTGTGCGCCATGATTAAGATGCTCACCAGCCGGGGCCTGCCCGCCAGGGAGCTGCTGGCGTCCTCTGATGTGGGCGAGTTCCTAATGGAGGATCCCTGGATATTGAAAATGCTGGATAACCGCCGGGTGGAACTGGGCCATCTTGCCCCCACGGAGCTGACGGAGTATGTGTCTGAGCTGGGCGTGTTCAACTTCAAGGGCCGCAACCTGTCCATCCTGGTCAGTGATGGCACTTTCGAGGACGAGCAGGGCACAGATACGCCCTATATGCCTAGTGGCTCCGTTATCGTCACTTCTCCCGCCTGCGGCAAGGGCCTTTACGGCGGTGTCACGCAGTTGGAGAATGACGGCCATTATTACACCCATGCCGGGACTCGTGTACCCCAGCATATTTTCACGGTGAAACCCCCGGTCAAGGAGACCCAGCTGACCGCCAAACCCCTGCTTGTGCCCGTTAGGAAATCCCCCTGGGCTACAGCAAAAAATGTGTTTGAGTAAGGAGGACGCGCTATGATTGAAATGATTTGCGGCGCATACGGTGCGAAAGGGCGGCTGATCCGTCCCGCTGACGGCCCTTTCACGCTTTCTGCCGATGAGGAAAAGCGGCTGGTGCAGCGGGGTGTCGCCCGGTATGTGCGGGCATATGCGGAGCCTGCCCCGCATATGCCGCCTCCTGGTGAACCGGAAGAAAGCGGCGGGGAGACTTTTGCCCCGGAAGGGGACACGGGGATCGAATTCTTTTCCCGTGAAGAGCTGGACGATATGACGAGAGACAGTTTAATACATATAGCGACCCGGTTGGGGCTGAAAGTCAATGCGCGTATGAACAAGGCTGATATCCTCCAGGTAATTCACAACGCCCTAAATCAGGCAGCTGAAACCACTCCGCCCGGCCTGACCCCCGAGGGCCCTGTGGTATGAGTTTCAAAGACCGGGTAGAGAGGGATATTAGCAGGGTGTTTCTGAATACCCATTTTTTTGCGGACAAGCGCACTATCCGCTATGATGGTAAAGAATACTGCGGTATACCCGTATCTGTGCAAGGGCCAGAGGAAATGGAACGGCCCACAAAAGCAGACGACCATGCACAAGGTTTTTACCAAGTGCAGGCCGTCTTATTTTGCGCCCGCGCAGACCTTGACGGCAAGCTGCCGGAGCCGGGCACCTGGCTGGAAGTCAACAACGGGAAAAACCCCCGCTTCTTCAACAAGTACCAGGTGGGCGCCGCGGGGGATGAGATGGGCATGGTACGGATAGAGCTGGGGAGGTTTGCGCAATGAGCACAGTACAGGTGCAGGTCTTAGACCAGGGGCGGCTTGCCCGGGTGGAAAAGCTGCTGGCAGGCGTCCCAAACGGTGTGCAGCGGGCTATGAAAGCCGCTATGGTGCGGGCCGTGTCCCACCTGCGGGCGAACACGGTAAAGGCCATACAGCAGCGGTACGACATATCCGCGGGCAATATCCGGGCCAATGAAAATGTAACCGTCCGCTACACCTACCAGGACGGGGTGCAGGCTTTTGTGAATTTCAAGGGCGGCAGAATCCCCCTGTTCCGTTACGGCGGGGCAAGCCCCGGGGCGCCCGCTTATTCCGATGAGCGCGTCCCCATGATGATACACGGCCAGTGGCGCATGGGCCGCCCGGGCCTGCCTGCCCACGGCCACCAGCTCAAAGGCACTGCCCCGGCCCTGTTCGAGCACGCCTTTGTGGCGCGGATGGCAAGCGGCCATACGGGCATCTTTGCCCGGGACGGCGGCGGGACCCGCACCGGTGGGGATTCCATCTCCGAAATCATGGGCGGCACCGTGCCGGGGATGCTGGGCAGCAAAGAGGTGGAGGACCGTCTGGGCGAAGAAACCGGCAAGGTGGCCCGGGAACGCTTGGAGCATGAAATCATCCGCTTGCTTAACGGCTGGGGAGGCTAAGAGTTGGCGAGCCAACTCTCCGAGTTTTCCTGCGAAAAACGTCGAAAGAGGCGAAAGAAATCTAAATGACAAAACAAAATTTTCTGGAAGCCCTGTGTGCTTTCACCAGGGAGACCCTGAAAGACCTTATCCTCCCGGTGGAGATGCAGGAAGAAGATGAGGAACCGCCCGCGCCCCGCGCACCGGAAGTGCACGAAATGGGCCTGCCGGACTACACTTCGGCAGAAAAGAAGCTGCCCTATGTGATCCATCAGGTCATCACCGCCAAAGACGTGTGGCCCGCCGGCCAGCAGCCGAAAAGCCACGCGGTGGTGCGCTCTGTGTTCGGTGTGTACCACCCGGACAGCCAGGAGGGGCCTCTGGCCCTGCTGGGGATGATCGAGCGCATAAGGCTGGGCTTCTGGCGGCAGCGGGTGATAGGCAAGCAGTTCAAGCTGGATATGACGCAAGGGCTGGAATATCTAATCTACGAAAAGCAGTTCCCGCCCTATTATGCCGGGGAGATGCTCTCGACCTGGGAGCTGACCCCCATAGAATTGGAGGTAAAAAAGCATGGCAGCAAAGGCTATTCAAACATCCAGATCGGCCCCCAAGGCCGTCCATAAAAGCGGCAGGATCCTCTGCTACATCGGCCCCAACATTCCCGGGCGCCTGCATACGGGCCAGGTGTTCCGGGGGGAGCGGGAGGCGGTGCTGAAGGAGCTTGGCGGGACCGTGGAAAAATACCCCCTGGTAAAGACCCTGCTGGTTTCCGGGGAGGCCCTGCCGGTGGCCCGGCTCAAGGTGAAGGAACCGGGAAATGCCCACTATGCCAATTACCAGAAGCTCCACCGTGCGCTTCTGGAGGAAGCACAAAATAAAGTGGATAAGGAGGCGCTGCTGAATGCCTGACCTGGGTGTACACGTAAAAGAACAGGCCACGGCGGTGAGCATCCCCGTGGTGGCCGACAGCGGTATCCCTTATTTTGTGGGGACTGCCCCCGTCCACACGGCGGAAAAACCCGCCAAGGCCAATACCCCCGTCCTCTGCACCAGTTGGGATGAGGCGGTAGAGAAGCTGGGCTTCTCCTATGACTGGAAGAAATACACGCTCTGCGAGGCCATGTACAGCCACCTTAAGCTGTACGGCTGCCAGCCGGTAATCTTCTGCAACGTCCTGGACCCCGCTGACCCGGATATGAAAAAGGCCGCTGTGAGCGAAAGCTACAGCGTAACCGGCCACCGGGCCGTCCTGCCCTTTGAGGCTGTCCGGGAGGGCATGAAGATAACAAACGGGGAGGGGGAAATCGCCGCGGTGCTCAAGGAAGATGAGGACTATACCCTGTTCTACGATGAGGAAAAGGGCTGTGTCCTGGAGCTTCTGGAGGACAGCCCGGCCTACAGCGCCGCAGCCCTTACGGTGGAGGCCGCGCAGCTTGACCCCGCTGCCGTTACCAGCGCGGATATTATCATGGGTATAAACCAGGTGGACGCCTGCATGACGGCGGCCGGGAAGATCCCCGACCTGCTGCTGGCCCCGGGCTTCACCCATGACCCCGTGGTGGCGGCTGTCATGGCTACGAAAGCGGCCGGCATCAATGGCCTGTTCGGGGCCAAAGCCCTCCTTGATGTGGACTGCTCCGCCGAGGGTGTATCCGAGTACAGCCAGCTGACAGCCTACAAGGCCAAGAATAACCTGGTGGACGTAAACCAGATCCTGTGCTGGCCCATGGTGAAGCTGGGCGGGTACCGGTTCCATCTCAGCACCCAGCTGGCTGGCCTGATGGCTTCGGTGGACACGGAAAACGGCGGGTGCCCCTATGAGTCCCCCAGCAACAAGAACCTGAAAATTGACGGCTGCTGCCTGGAGGACGGCACAGAGGTTAACCTCACCTGGGAGCAGGTGAACCTTGTAGCAGGCTCCTGGGGCGTGGTGACGGCCCTGAACTTTATCGGCATGGGCTGGACGGCCAAAGGCAACTATACCGCCTGCTACCCCGCGAACACCGATGTGAAAGACCAGTTTATCCCGGTCTCCCGTATGTTCGACTGGGTAGGCAATACCTTTGTACGCACCTTCTGGGCGCGGCTTGACAGGCCCATGAACCGGCGGCTCATCGACAACATCCTGGACAGCGGCAACATCTGGCTCAACGGCCAGGTGGCGGCAGGGCACCTGCTGGGGGCCCGGGCCGTGATGCTGGAAAGCGAAAACAATCTCCTGGACCTGATGGCAGGCATCATCCGCATCCATGTGTACATCACGCCGCCCAGCACGGCCCAGGAGATCGACTTCACATTGGAATACGATATCAGCTATGTGCAGGCCGCACTGGCCGGATAAGGAGGGAAAATTATGCCGAAACAACCTGCCGCCACCATACAGCTGGAGGCTTACGAGGACGGCGTCAACTACTGCGGCATCGCAAAGGTGCAGCTGCCCAGCATCGTGTACCCCTGTGTGACTATTGCGGGCACCGGCATGATGGGCAATATGGAGGTGCCCCTTTACGGCATGGTGGACAACATGACCACCAAAATAGACTGGCTGAGCCCCACCGGCGACGCCGTGAGGCTGGCCACCCCGGACAAGCACATGATCGAGCTGCGGGAGGCCGAGGAATACTGGGACACCGAACAGACGGAGGTGGGCATCTGGGCCAACAAGTACGTGATGATCGTCCGGCCCAAATCCTTTGACCCGGGAGGCCGCGCCCCCATGGGGGCCGCCGACGCCAATGGCGAATATGTGGTGTACTATTTCGCCGGCTACCGGGACGGCAAGCAGCTGTGGGAAGTGGACAAGCGCAACATGAAGTGCGTCATCATGGGCAAGGACTATATGGCGGATATCCGCAAGGCGCTGGGCAAATAGCTGCGCAGGCCAAAAAGCAAAGAAAACCCCCGGAGGGCATCCGGGGGCCGTTCTTTGTCAGGTGAGGTGCAGGCGCTCTTTCAGGGCGTCCTGGAGGATCTGGGAGAAGTTTACGCCAGCCTCTTCTGCCCGTGTATTGAGCCAGTTCGGGATGGAAAGGGTCTTTTTTACAGCCCGGCTGTCGTTCCTTTTGCGCCAGGCGTCGGTATCGGCCCGGACTAAGTTGACAAACGCCGGGGCTTCTGCCTGCGGCGCAGGGCTGGGAGCGGGGATAGGCAACTCTTTATCTTCCGCGTGGGAAAGCCACATTTCCAGCGCGTCCTGGGCCATAAATAAAGCTTCAGCCATATCGTGGCCCTCGGTCATGCAGCCGGGCAAATCCGGGAAGGAGATAAAGAACCCTCCTTCCTCCGCATCTGGATGGAAAACAGCGGGATAAACATATTGAGCCATTAGGGTACCTCCTGTTAATAGGGTGCCCAAAGGGGCCGGGCTATTCCAGCCCAGCAGCCTTTAGGATGGATCTTGCGAGGATCTCTTTCACTTCCGTATGCCTTGGAAGTATGAGCGTGGTTCCGGGCTTATCCGGGTGGACGGCCTTGTCATGGTTCCCGCCATGGGATATCTGCCATCCGGCTTTTTTCAGCGCCCGGTCAAGGTCTTTGCGTTTCATTCTTTTCACCTCACAAGATTATTATACACGTATTATCACGTATTGTCAAGCGCTTTATACGCATTTTTACGTATCTTTTACAAGGAGGGCACTATGCAGAAAGAAACTACTACAAAAGACGAAATGGAACAGGTGAGCCAGGTGGAAGCCGCGCTGGAAAATGCGCCGGATCCCGGCACCTACACCCACAGGCTGAAAAAGCCGTTTACCTTCGACGGCAAGACGGTGGAGGAAATGCACTTCGATTTCGATTCCCTTACCGGCGCGGACACCCTCGCGATTTCGGCGGAAATGAACCGGCGGTTTAAGAACCTGGTGCTGCCCCATCTGTCCTGGGAATTTATGACGTTAATGGCTGTGCGCGCCTGCACGGACCGGGACGAAAAGGGCATCCGGCTGGTGAACGAAAAGCTGCTGCAGGCCCTGCCCATGCGGGATTATAACACCATCGTGGGGAAGGTGCGGGATTTTTTGCTGATGTCGGCCTGACGGGGCAGGACGCTGGGGACTGGCTGCGGGAGCAGTGCTTTATCCTTGCCAAAAACAACAAGGGCACCAGTGTGTTTGAGTGGCTGGCCCAGCCCATGCGGGAATTGACGGAGTGGATCAAAGTCAACAACCGGCTGATAGAAAAAGAGGAACAGCGCCAGGAGGAAGCCCGGGAGCAGCTCCGGCACAGGGGCCGCAAGTTTGGTGGAAGGAGGGGCCGGTAAATGCCAAGCGGCAAGCAATATGAAATGCTCTTTAAGCTCAACGCCCAGGCCAATTCCGGCTTCAAGGGCGCTTTCTCCCAGGCCCAGGCGGAGTTTGCAAAGCTGGGCAGTCAGATACAGTCCCTGAACCGGGCACAGGGGGATATATCGGCCTACCAGAAACAGCAGGCCGCCATAGACCGCACCCAGGGCAGGCTTGAAAACCTTAGAAAGCAGCACGCCCTTCTGGGCCAGCAGATCCAGAACACTACCGGTGACACCTCCGCCTTGGAGCGGGAACAGCTGAAGCTGGAGCAGCGCATGGCCAGCACCCAGGCTACCCTTGAGAACCAGCAGGGGCGCTTATCCGCCACCACCCAGCGGCTGGAGGAAGCCGGGGTGAGCATGGATGACCTGTCCGGGGAAAGCGCCCGGCTGGCTGATGAGATACAGGAACTGAGCCAGCAGCAGGAAGCGGCCGCCCGTTCTGCAGAGGAATACGGGGAGTCGGCTGTCAGCGCCTTTGACGCGGCAGCCAGCGCCCTGGCGGCTGCGGGCATCGTGGGCGGTATCAAACAGATAGGCGAAGCCTACATAGACACCGTGCAGGCGGCCGGAGAATTCGGGGCCACCATGTCCAATGTGGAGGCCCTTTCCGGCGCCAGCACCCAACAGATGGCCCTGCTCACCGCCCAGGCCAAAGAGCTGGGCGCCACCACTAAATTCACCGCCAATGAGAGCGGCGAGGCCATGGGCTACATGGGCATGGCGGGCTGGGACGCCCAGCAGATGCTTTCGGGCATGCCGGGTGTGTTAGACCTTGCCGCGGCCTCTGGGGAGGACCTGGCAGGCGTGGCGGACATTGTCACGGACAGCCTGACGGGTTTTAAGATGACTGCCGCCGACACGGGCGAATTTGTGGACGTGCTGGCGGCTGCAGCCACAAAGTCCAACACCAACGTGTCCATGCTGGGGGAGTCCTTCAAGTACGTGGCCCCCCTTGCCGGCACTTTGGGCTACTCTGCCCAGGACGCCGCTGTGGCCCTGGGCCTTATGGCCAATTCCGGCATCAAGGCCGGGCAGGCGGGTACCACCCTGCGCACCGCCCTTACGAACCTTGTCTCCCCCACTGATGCCCAGGCTGCTGAAATGGAGCACCTGGGCCTCAGCCTGACCGATTCCAATGGCCAGATGCTCCCCATGCTGGACATGGTAGGCAACCTGCGGGGTGCATTCTCCAGCATGAGCGAGGCCCAGCAGTCCGCAGCGGCAAGCACCCTTTTCGGCAAAGAAGCCATGAGCGGTATGCTTGCCGTCATCAATGCCAGTGAGGCCGACTACCAGAGCCTGACCCAGAGCATCTACAACTCCGCCGGGGCCGCGCAGCGCATGGCCGAAATCAAGTTGGACAACCTCAGCGGCGACCTGACCCTGATGCAGTCTGCCGCAGACGGCCTGGGGCTTACTATCGGCGAGGTGTTCATGCCCCAGATATGGGGGCTGGTGCAGGCAGGGACAGGGGTGCTCACCTGGGTAAACGAGATGATCGAGGCCCACCCTGTGATGGCAAAGGCCATCCTGGGCGCGGCGGGGGCCGTAGGCGTCCTTACAACGGGCATCGTGGCCTACAACGCCGCCCAAAAGGTTATGGCCGCCTTTGACCTTGCCGCCCTCTTTACCGGCCCCGTAGGGCCTATCCTGGCGGTAGGCGCAGCCGTGGGCGCGGTGACGGCCGGGGTAATGGGCCTGATAGACGCCGCCAATGAAGGTGTGCCCCAGGTAGGCGAACTGACCAAAGAAGCCCAGGAAGCCGCCGGGGCCATGGAGCAGGTGTCCGCAGACTTCGACGCGGCCCAGGTAAACATTTTAGCCACCGCCGACGTGGCGGGCACCTACATCGCCCGCCTGGATGAGCTGGGCGCAAAAACCAGCCTCACCAAAGCGGAAAGCCGGGAATACCACAATATCCTGCAATTGCTCTGCGATACCGTGCCCGAGCTCGCCGCCCACATCGACCTGGAGACAGATTCTATTGAGGGCGGCACAGAAGCCCTCCGGGCCCAGACGGAAGCCTGGAAAAAGAACGCCGAGGAACAGGCCCGCCAGCAGGCTTATCAGAACCTGATGAGCGAATACAACGACGTGCTGGTGGAGCAGGCGGAAAACTCCCTGCGGCTGACGGAAGCGCAGATGAAGCTGGGCGCCCAGGAAAAACGGCGGGAAGAAATTATGGCCCGCCAACATGTGCTGGCAGAGGAAGCCGGGTTCGACGCCAATAAGCTGTCTGAGGAATATTATAATCTCGACCACGAATTGGCGTTGCTTAACGAGGACATCCGTACCGGTGAAAAGACAGTAAGTGCCTATCAGGAGGCCCTGAACCAGAGCACCGATGCGGCGGAAGAAGCCAAAGCCGCCGCCGAAGGGTATGCCGACGCTATGGGCGCCCTCACTGGGGAAGCGGCGGAGGCTGCCAATGCATCGGAGGATGTGGCTGCGTCTGTGCTGGCCATGACGGACAGCCTGCGCCGCGACGCCGCATCCGGTATTGTAGAGGCTGGGGCCGTGCTGGCGTCCGGCTTGGGCACGGTGTCCGCCGCCTACAGCGAAGCCTACACCACCGCCTATGACAGCATCAGCGGGCAGATGGGCCTGTTTGAAACCATGTCTGTGGAGGTGCAGACCTCTGTAGGCGACATGATCGCTTCCCTGCAAAGCCAGGTGGCCTATATGGCCAGCTACTCCGAGAACCTGCGCGCAGCGGCCCAGATGGGCGTTTCCGACGGCCTTATAGCCCAGCTCTCCGACGGCAGCGCCGAAAGCGCCGCCTATTTACAGGAGATTGTCAGCAACGGCGAGGGGAAAATCCAGGAGTTGAACGATGCTTTTGCCCAGGTGGAAGAAGGGAAAGAGGAGTTTTCTTCCACTGTGGCGGAGATGCAGACGGACCTCCACAATACCATGCAGCAGGCCGTACAGACTACCCAAAGCGCTGTGCGCCAGATGGATATGTATGCCCAGGCGGCTATGTCGGCCCGCTCTACCATGCAGGGCTTTATCGACGGGGCCAACGGCATGGCAGGAGCTGTGCAGGCCGCATACCGCAACGTGGCCTATGGCGCTATGGCGGCCATACAAGGGGCAATGGCAGGGGGGCTTTCCGTCACCCGGGGCTACGCCTCTGGCACCACAGACGCGGCCCCCGGCTTTGCTATGGTAGGCGAGAACGGCCCGGAGCTGGTGTTCTTCCAGGGCGGAGAGCAGGTTTTGAACGCCCGCGACACCGCCGCCTTGCAGGCCCGTCCCTCCCTCAGTGCCCTGCCTGCTTCCACCGGGGGCGGGGAGCCTGTGGTAGTGCAGATTTACTTCCAGATAGAGGGCAATGCCACCCCGGATACCGTCCAGCAACTGCGGCAGTACGGGGATGAATTTGCCGCAAATGTTATACGGGTGTATGAGGACCACTTCCGCGATGTGGAAAGGAGGAGTTATTGATGCCCAAAACCTACACCACAGTTCAGGGTGATATGTGGGATTCTATTGCGTATAAGGCCTTGGGCAGCGTGACCCTTACAGACAAGCTTATGATGGCAAACCGCCAGTACCTGCACCTGTATACCTTCCCGGCAGGCGTCGTGCTGGACGTGCCAGAGATAAAACCGGAAAGCGTATCGGAAGGTTTGCCGCCTTGGAAAAAATCTAGAGGGTAGGAGGGAATATCATGTGGGTCATATTTTTTAGTATAACCACAGTGATCTGCGCAATAGGGTGGCTCACCCGATACATTTCCTGCGCGGCCTTGCTGTGGTATTTGACAGAAAAAGCAATCCCTGCGCCATCTCACGAAGAAATGAAGCAGGGGTGTGCGTGGGCGGTATCGCATTGGGTCAATGATTTGCTTTGCCGGAGAAATAGGCGCTGATACCTGCGGAAGTAACCCCTTCCGCCACAGCACTGATTGCCGCAAGCGAATAATTGCGGACAGCATCAAGTCCGTTTTTTACCTTTTTCCACTGTCCTGAATCGCGTATTTGGGCAATGAATTGATGTCCCTTTGGCGTCAAATCAAGGATAATCATCATGCCGGAAGATTGCTTTCTTCCCTCCACAACAAGTTCATCCTCTACACAGTACCGCAAATGATAGAGGATGCTATCGCTGTCATACTTTTCCATTAACTCTTTTTGATAAGCTGCCAGTTCAGGCTGTCGTGTGCCTAGTGCATCCGACAAAGCGCCACTCATGCTGCAGTCTATGAATATGCAACGTTTATGAAGCCCAGTATTATCTTCAACACAGCACAAAACATCACGCAAGCAGTCTGGATCTAGTCTCAATATCCCACCTCCCTTCTGTATGTCATTTTAGCACATAACAAGGATGTGGGCAAGTAAAGGGGTAAACCTATGAGTGAACAAGTCCTGTCCCGTTGCACAGGCATTGAAATTGCTGTGGACGGGGTGAACATCACAAAGCACATACGGCAGTACCTTCTGGGCCTTAAATATACAGACTGCGAGGAAGGGGAAGCGGACGACCTGCAGCTGACCCTGCAGGACCGGGAAGGGGTATGGGCTGGCGGCTGGCTGGACGGCATGATAAAGGCCGCAGCCAGCGCCAAGGGCCTGAAGCTCAAGGCGGCGCTGGTACAGCGGCAGTGGAAAGGGAAAGGCGACCGCTGGCTGGACATCGGCATCTTTGACCTGGACAGCGTGGAAGCCTCCGGCCCGCCTGCTGTGGTGGTGCTGAAAGCGTCCGCCCTGCCCTTTTCGGGGGCTGTCCGGCAGACGAAAAAGACACGCTCCTGGGAGCACTACAGCCTTCACGGCATCGCCAAAGAGATTGCCGTGAACAACGGCATGGGCTGCGCCATCTATGCGGCTGCCAACCCTTCCTACGACCGCGCGGAACAGCGCAGGCAGACGGACATCGAATTCCTCTCCAAGCTGTGCAAAGATGCGGCAGCCAGCCTCAAGGTGACGAACAACACCCTGGTTTTGTTTGATCAGCGGGAGTATGAAAAGCAGCTCCCAATCACCACCATCCGCAGGGGGAAGGGCGGGTACCTTTCTTACCGGTTTTCCGCGACCTCGGCGGGGACACAGTACGATTCCTGCCGGGTGAGCTACACAGACCCGGCTGTGGGGAAGGTGATTGAGGGCATTGCCAAGTCCGAAGATTACGACGAAGAAGCTAAGAACCACAAACAGTTGGAGATAACCGCCAGGGCACAGAGCCCCGGCGAGGCCCAGGCCCTGGCTGAAAACTACCTGCGCCTGCACAACAAATTCGCCAAAACGGCGCGGTTCTCCTTTCCGGGGGACGCAGGCATGGTGGCCGGGGTGACGGTGATGCTGGAGGGCTGGGCTTCCTTTGACGGGAAGTACCTGATAAGCCGGGCGGTGCACACGGTAAACGCCAGCGGCTACACCACAGACATAGAGCTGCGCAAGGTGCTCTAAAGGAGGCCCCTATGGACGATATCGATATGAGCTCCCTCATCCAGACCGGTACGGTGATGGCCGCAGACCCCGGCACCCGCCGGGCACGGGTGAAATTCCAGGGGGCGGAAAGCCCCTCGGGGTGGCTGTATGTGCTGCAGCACCCAGGGGCAAAGGTGAAGGTGGAAGCTGCAGGCGGCCACGCCCATGAAGCCGCCCTGGGGGAGTGGATGCCGAAAGTCAATGACCAGGTGCTGGCCGTGTACCTGCCTGTGGACGGCGGCGACGGATTTATCTTGGGGGTGGTTTGATGGTAGTGGGCTGTTTGGGGGATATCGTGTTTCAGGTCTCAGAGGAAACCGTAGAGACCCTGCAGGATGTGGAGTGGAGCGGGGAGGCCCGGTACACGGTACATCAGCGCCACCTGCAGAACGCCCTCACAGAGTTTACCGGGGTAGAGCCGGACAAGATCCGCTTTTCCATGCAGCTCACCCCGCTGCTGGGGGTGGACATCATAGGGGAGCTGGTAAAAATCTGGACCTATGAACGCTCCGGGGAGGCCGTGCCCCTGGTGATTGGGGAGAAGCCCTATGGCAAGTACCGCTGGAGCATCGTCAAGCACAGTTCAAAGTATGAGGAAAGCGACAGCCAAGGCAACCCGCTCCTGGCCACGGTGGCCGTGGAGCTGCAGGAATATCTAAGGAGCTGATACCATGAGTTTTCAAGTGAGCGCCACAGACCTGGGCCGCATCCGCCTTAACGAGCCGGAAACCGTAAACGCCGTGCTGCAAAATATCGCTCTGGTGCTGGCGACCCCGAAAGGCTCGGTGCCCATGTATCGGGATTTCGGCTTGCCCCAGGATTTCCTGGATAAGCCCATCCCCGTGGCAAAGGCCAGGATGATTGCCAGTGTGCGGGAAGCCGTGGAGGAATGGGAGCCCCGGGCCACGGTGCAGAGCATTTCCTTTACGGATGCCCCCCAGGAGCCGGGGCGGCTCATACCCAGAGTGGAGGTGGAGATCCATGTCGAGGGCGCCTGAATATCAATTCGTAGACACCAGCACCGAAAGCCTGGTGTCTTTGCTTACCCAGGGCTATGAACAGCTTGCCGGGGCCACGGCCCAGCCTGGCAGTCCGGAGCGCCTGTTCATCCAGTGGGCAGCAAGCATCCTGGTGCATGAACGGGTGCTTATGAACGTCATAGGCAACCAGAACATCCCCAGCCGGGCCGAGGGCGAAAACCTGGACGCCCTGGCCCAGCTCCTGAAGCTGGGGGAGCGCCCCAGGGCCCAGCCCGCGGTATGCACCCAGCGCTTCCACATTTCCGAGGCCCAGCAGAGCGCCGTACTGGTTCCCGCGGGCACACGGGTGACCTGCTCCGGGGGGCTCATATGGGAGACGGTAGCGGACGTGTACATAAACATCGGCGATACCTATGCCGACACCCAACTGCGCTGCCAGACCCCGGGCACCGCCGGGAACGGGTATGTGCCTGGCCAGCTGGATACCCTTATCGACCTGTACGACTACTGCGCCGCCACAGAAAACCTGACGGAAAGCGACGGCGGCGCGGATGAAGCCACAGACGATGAATTCTACGGGCTCATGCGGGCCAGCATGGACGCATACAGCTGCGCCGGGGCCCGTGGCAGTTATGAGTATTTCGCCAAAAAGGCCAGTACCGAGATCGGGGACGTGATCGCCAATTCCCCCACGCCGGGGGTAGTGAAGCTCTACGTGCTCATGGAGGATGGCGCCCTTGCCACAGAAGAAATCAAGGCGGCGGTACTGGCAGAGTGCAGCGCAGACGACGTGCGGCCCCTCACCGACCAGGTCTTTGTGGAGGATGCGGAAACGGTGGACTACAGCATCGCTTTTGCCTACTACACCCAGACGGGAGCGGGAAAGTCTGCTGTGGAAATCCAGGAGGCCGTAGAAGGGGGCGTACAAAAATACGTAGCTTGGCAGTCCGCAAAGCTGGGGCGGGACATCAATCCCTCGGTGCTGGTTGGGTATTTGATGCAGACGGGCATCAAGCGGGTGGTGCTCACCGAGCCCGCCTTTACCGTGCTGCGGGACGACGGTAAGACCGCGCCCCAGGTAGCGCGGCTTGCTGGCGCTCCCACCATCACGAACGGGGGGTATGAGGATGAATGACCCCCACGGCTTCACCAAAGAAAACCTGTTGAACACCTTGCCCGCTGCCCTTGCGGGTGATCCTAAAATGGTGGCCCTGGCTGGGGCCATAGCAGGCCTTCTGGTGCGGCAGAAGGAGGAAATCGGGCAGTTGTCCATCTACCCGCAAATAGGCTGGCTGGACGAAAGCCTGCTGAATATCCTGGCTTACGACTTCAAGGTGGACTGGTGGGACAGCGACTACAGCCTGGAGGGAAAGCGCCGCACCCTGCAGAGCAGCTGGCAGGTGCACCGGGTGCTGGGCACAAAGGCCGCTGTAGAGATGGCGGCGTCGGCGGTGTACCCTATCACCACGGTACAGGAATGGTTTGAGTATGGCGGCAAGCCTTACTATTTCCGGCTGAATGTCCAGCTGTCGGACGATACATGGGACGACAGGAAGCACCAGCGCCTCAAAAAGCGGCTGCAGTATTACAAAAACCTGCGGTCCTGGCTGGAACCCATCGTATACCAGATGCCTATAGTCATATTGGAAAATAGGCAGCAGTTCTATTTCACAGCCCTGCACTTGTACTTCCAGCTTACCATAACAAAATCTAATTGGGCATTTGAGCACTTCCTTTGGACATCCCATATCCTCAATCCGGGGAAACTCGCCGATGTCAGCATGATGCGGATTTTCTGGAATAGCCGCAACGCGTTGGGTGTGCGGCTCCCAAGGTTCACTGTGCTGGCAAGGGTCAACAACTGGGGACAAGAAATCGTCCTGCTGGACGGGCGCAGAAGCCTGGATGGAAGTTGGCTTTTGGATCAAGCCCTGCGGCACGGCCTGGCTCTGCAGAGGATGAGGGTACACTTGTGGCAGGGCAATCCCTTAAACAGTGAATTGGGTGTGCTTGGGGTATGGTGTAAAATCCTGAATCTGGAAAAAGCAGCACCTGCGGTTGGCATAAAAGTGGGCGCTTCAAGCAGGATTCTGATACAGGGGCCGTCCTTTGTAAGAGGAAGTTTTCACACTGCGCATGCAAACCCACAAAAGGAAAGCCTTTTAACAACCATTTCAACACATGTAAACAGCATTTCACAACAGTGGACTGGATTTTTATGCGGGGCCCGTTTTAGCAATTTGACGCGGGCGGGGCTGCAGAATGTACGCTTCGCCGCTAAAGTGAGGAACGCCGGGGGCATCTCAGCCTCCCGGACGACAGACAATATGCGGCGTTTCGACGGCTCTTACCAATTTGACGGGAGCCGGAAATGGAACGCCAAAATTGAAAGGAGCGATTTGTAAATGGCAAGCAGTAAAAACAGCACGATCACCCTGGCAAGACGTATCAACCTGGCAAAGATCACCAGGGGTGCGGTAGAGGCCATCCCCAAAATCACCCACATAGCCTTTGGGGATGGCGGCATTGGCGAGGACGGCCAGCCCCTTGCCCCGCAGGAGACCCAGCAAGCCCTGCATAATGAGGTCAAGCGGTATGAGATCGACAGCGTGGCAACCCCCGTAGATACGACCAACCGCTATACTGTCACCATCCCCGAGACGGATCTTGTGGGCAAAAACCTCAGCGAAATGGCGCTGATAGACGCAGACGGCGTGTTTGCGGCCGTAAAAAATTTCCTGCCCAAAGGCAAGGATGAGGATGTCCGGTTTACCTTTGAGTTTGATGACGAGTTCTAGCAGGAGGCGCGTTATGGCTGATGAAAAATATACCATACCAGAAAACCCTTTGTTCCTTATTGACAGCCTCCGCCGTATACAGAACAGCGACCCGGTAAATGCTGAGGAGGTTGTCAACCCCATATTCGAACGCATACTGGAGGCGTTGGCATACTTGCAGGGGCACAAGGCCGCGCTGGGGGCGGACGGCAAGGTATCCCCGGGCCAGCTGCCGGAAATGGACTACGATAAGGCGGGCAGCGCCGCAAGGGTAAAGTCCGACCTGGACGGCCATACAGGCCATAAGCAGAACCCCCATGGGGTAACAGCGGCCCAGGCGGGGGCTTTACCCATCACTGGCGGCACCCTTACAGGGAAAACCGTCTTTTCACAGGGCCTGGCCCTGACCGCCGGGGACAGCAACCCCAGCATGCCTTTTTTCCTGGGCATCCTCCCCTTTGACCAGGGCGGGGATGTGCAGTGGATCGCAGCGGGCCAGGTGTGCGCCGCCATCGGCGCGTCGGCAGCCAGCCACACCCACACAGCGGCGGATGTAGGGGCCCTGCCCCTGGCAGGTGGTACGATTACCGGCAACCTGAGATTAAAAGGCTCCGGGAATTACGGCAACAAGCTCAACTTCGGCGACAGCGACTACGTGCATATCTCGGAGCCCACGGACGACAAGATGGAGATCAAGGCGAAAGCCGTGAATTTCGTCACCGCAAATAACCCCGGGATCACGGTAAACGGGGGCTTTGCGGACACCAACTATGATACCGTGAAATTCCGTGGGATAAGCCTGCTGAGCGCTACTCCCTCCACCGTTACAAATGGCTGCGTGGCAATGGTGTATTCATAAAAAAGGGGGGCGCTATGGCAGTAAGCAATGCGCAGGGGATAGCGCGGCCCGTGGCAGCTTCCTATGCGGGCGTAGGGGGCGTAGCCCGCCGCGTACAGCGTACTTATGTGGGGAAAGAAAATGTCGTAAAGGCTGTGGGTAAATCCTATGTAGGCCTGGAAGTTCCTGTATTGGAAATACAGGCCGTGTTCACCCATTGTTACTACCGCACCGGCGTGACCAGCAGTGCGGCAGGCGAAATCACCCAGTGTAAGGATGCGGCTACGGCAGCACAGTATGGCAGCCATTCCATTTCCAACGATGGGAAAACTTTTACGGCAAGGGCCCCCTATGCTGGGAAGGGCCTGCAGCTTGAGGGGCGCGTGAAGGCCCTATGCAGCGATGGGCTGCTCAAAGACTTCACCGCCGCAAAGGGCATCAAGACCATGAGCGTCACGGCCAGCGTATCTTATTCAGGGTCAGGGTCTGGCAGCTGGAGAGGCTGGTGGGGCGGCGGTTTTTTTGATGCTTACAATCTTTGGGAATTGGGGACAAAAACCTTTACGGAAATGCCGGGGGATTCGGGCCTGTGGATAAACACGGCTTTGGCCTATGGGAGCTACAATGTAACCACAATGAAGCTGGGCCAGGCCCTGATAAACGGCTATGAAGTACCGATAAAATTTGTATTTGACGTATTTTAAGGAGGCGCAGTAAATTATAATGACAGTCACCTTTCAAGACGGCACGTCCCTGCCCCTGTTGGGCGTACACGGGCGGCCTGTGAATTACGAAGGGGTACAGCGGGACAGCCTGCTGTTCCTGATGAACCCGGAAAGGGTCCCCATCCAGGCCGCCATGGAGGCGTTCACCCCGGAGAACTGCCAGGCAGTTACGCTGGCAGCC